CATTACAAATCCTCAATTCAATTACACATACTATAACATAAAAGAGCGCCCCTGTCAAGAGGCGCTCTTACAAAATTACTTGATTTTAATCAGGCGAGGCTTCTTTTCCTCTGGAATGATTCTTTCAAGTTCTACGTTCAACAACCCATTTTCAAAAGTTGCACCTTTAACTACCACATCATCAGAGATAGTGAAAGTTCTTTTAAAGGCACGATTTGAAATGCCCTTGTGCAGATAAGTTGTTTCATCAACAACTTCACCCTTTTCTTTAGACTTGATTGAAAGAGTATTCTCTTTTGTTTCAATCTCAATATCGTCTTTACCGAATCCAGCAACTGCAATCTGAATTGCATAATTGGTGTCATCCATTTTTACGATATTGTAAGGGGGGTAGTTTGTTGTTGTAACAAGACTATCATCAAGTAGTCTGTCGAACATTCTATCGAATCCGATAGAGTAAGTTTTAACCCTGTCAAAAGGGTCTGTAAGAGCTGTATTTACCATTTTGTTTCTCCTTTAAAAAGCAAGTTACAGTGTGATACCCATTATGGCATATCACGTTTATTTATAAAGTGGTAGTTTTTTGGGCGGAAACTACCAAAACCGTGATTTGCGACACAGAGTAAGCATATTTGTGTCGAACAGGGCGACTTACGAATCGCACCCTATATTATATATACATCCAAGAGGGATTTTTCAATCCCTCTCTTCAATTTTTTTATGCCGCATCAGCGTATTCAAGTGCCTTATCAAGTGCATTCAACTTCACCTTACGGTTACGTCCATACCATGATGAAACCAATCGTCCATCATTAGAACGTCCTTGCAAGTGGTCTGTCATGTTAGTAACAGAGTTGAATGCAGTCCACCAAGTTCCTTGTGCGAACTCAGCACCAGGCTGAACATCCAAGTTCTCAAATGCAAGTTTTGAGTTACGAGAAGTGAAAGGAATTACGTTATCCACTTTCTCTTTCGCAGGCGCACCGAATACCTCATTGAAGTACTGGATTACGTTATCAGCAGTGTATTTCTTAGAACCAAGAAATGCAGCCATTGACTTGTACTGTTCCATCTTCTCACGAGCGATACCCATCTGTTCTTTGACTTCAGAAGCATCAAACTCTTTACGATGGTTTACAGTCAACATCTTATCTGCATTCTGTGATAGAGACAGTGTAAGAGTGTTGTTACATACTACACGAATTGGTGTCATACGAATGTTAATCGCCTTACCAAACTGGTGTGGGTTAGTAAACAAGAAGTAGTTGTCAGTAACGTCACCGTTGAACAACTCAAATGATTCTTTGGTTTTTGCAAGTGCCCAAACCATTTGTCCATCTTTCAGTGAACCAGCAGTGTGCATTTCCATGTCACCTGCCATCACATACTCGTGGAAGAATTCAAATGCTTCTGAGTTCTGTACTGGATTCCAACCAGTACCAACAACATCAAGTACAGTGTTGTCAGAGGTACGAACAAGTGCCTCTTTGTTTTTGATAGGAACACCAGATGCAGTGACAATTGGTTGTTTCTCAACAGTCCAGTTAAGTCCAGCGACTTCTTGGAATTGAGCAGGAGTCAAATCCTGTTCTACTTTAGTTCCAAGTCCATGCCAAGGAAGTTCACCAACATAGGCCATCTGGGCCTGTCCATTTACGATTTCAAGTTCGTGTGCCATAATAAAAGTTCTCCGTTTGTTTTCTCACTTTATATACACAGTATAGACTGTTTTGAGAACAAAGTCAAGATGTTTTTACAACTTTTTTCAACATTTTTTGTTGTTTTTTTCTGGCCATATCCATCTTCAACTTTGATGCATACATAGTAAAGTTCTTACCATCCATATGGTCATACTCATGTTGGAAGATACGAGCAGTCAGTCCAGCAAACTTGCCCTTCTTTTGTTCACCATTAATGTCCATATATTCAAACTCAATCATCTTTGGCCTTTTGAGATTCAAGAATAAATGTGGATAAGTTAAACACCCCTCAACAAAGAATTCAGTTTCTTCAGATTCCCAAATGATTTTAGGATTGAAGTAAATCTCAACATTTCCATCTTTCAAGTCTGTGTACATAACGAATGCACGAATAGATAGCCCACATTGATTCGCAGACAATCCAATACCACGCATAGCAGACATAGTACCTTTTAGATTATCATATAATTCTTGTGGTGTCAAGTCATATTTTGTTTTAATATCATCAAATGTTATATCAGGCAGTTTCACATTTAGTGATGGACTTTCTGCCTCAATTAGTTTATATATCATGTTCTGCCCCAAAATTCGATAGGTTTCACCATATCTGTGTTGTCGAATAGATACCAACAGCAATTGTCTTTACCAACGCTACTGCTACCCTCAATCCACTTTACTCTTCCTATACTAACAACTTTTTTTAGTTTTGTCAAGAAGGGAATTGATTGTTTTGTATGCATCCAATCTGAATCAAAAAGAAACCATGTAGGAGCAATATTAGAAAAATGTTCTATCATTGGATGGAGTATCTTACGATTCCAAGGTGGATTTGTAATAATGTATTGTGCTTTTGCATTTACATCAAAACAATCCATTTCCATTATTTCGTCAGACTGTGGTTCAATATCAGATGCATGAATGCACATTCCATTATGCAACCCCAAGTGGTCAATCAATCTACCGTCACCAGCACATGGCTCCACAAAGGTAAATGGTTTTTGTGGTAGATGTGCAATAAGAGGTGCAACTGCCGAATATGGTGTTGGATAGAAGTCTCTTTCTATTCTTTCAAAATCACTACGTTTTCCCATTACACCACCAAATGACTAAAGTTCTTTTCTTTTTTGAATTGAATAATACTTCTAAACTTATCAAAAAGCATATCTTGTTTGTGCGAAATAACAAAAACATTTTGATCGTTAAATGTATTCAGAATTTTAAGAAAATCATCTGTACCAGTACCATCCAAAGATGAATCAAAGATTTCATCAAGAATGAGTAGATTAGTATTGGTTGAGTTCTTCATCTTTGCAACAGCTCTCCATGTAAAGAGTAGTGCCAAGTCGATACGCATCTTCTCACCTTCAGAGAATGATGCATAAGAAAACTCATCACGAAAACGTGACTTGATAGTTTCTTGAAAGTTTTCGTCAATATTAAAGTTGACAAAGAAATCCATAGAGGATAGATATGTATTCACCAACTTGTTCATAATTGGCAAATATTGTTTTACAATCTTAGTTTTAATACCACTGTCTTGTAAAAGATTTCGTGCTACATCAATATAGAATCTATCCTCGTTTAACTTAGACTTTTGTTCATTGATGTATTTAATTTTACCTTTGAGTTCATCAAGTTTAGATTTATCATCTTCTGATATAGAACCAGCTTCATAAGCCTCAATGTCTTTCTGCAACTTGACATTAAACTTTTCTAGTTCAATAATAGAGGAACGAATCTTTGCAATCTCAACATCATGCTGACGAATGGTTTCAAGGTCGATTAAGATTGTGTTGAGTCTGTCTTGTTCGGCACGTTCAAGGGTTTTGCAACTGTCGATTGCTGTGTCGAGTTCTCCGATTTTTGCAGTGCGAAGTTCTGTCTGCGTCTGCTTTGTTGCATCCGTAATTGATTGTTCGCAAGTCGGGCATTCATCGTTGTTCTGGAAGAATTGGATTTGACGGTCATGTTCTGACTTTCTGTTTTGAAGTGCGGCTTCAGTTTGACTTAGTTTTTTAAGTTTCTGTTCAGTCTTTATTTTTATCTCTGCATCAAAAGATAAATCACTTTTATCTTTCTCAAATGATTTAATTTCTTCTTTTCTAGAATTGATAGTAGAGTTATTATCAGAAATCTTTTGTTTGTTTTCTGTAATGATAACAGATTTATTATCAACTACATTTTTAATAAACTTTTCCTGTAAAGTAATTTTTTCACTAGTCAAATCATACTGATATTCAACATTACGAATCTCTTCATTCAATTCTTTGTTCTTGTTCTTGAGCAAGAAGTTCATCAAAGAGAATACTTTGATATCTAGAATATCTTCAACAACCTCACGGCGTGCCTTTGTAGACAACTGCATGAAAGGAACAAAGGTAGAAGAACCTAGAATAACAACCTGTGTGAAAGAACGATAGTTCAATCCCAAAATCTGTTGTTCTAGATGTTTCTGATAATCCCTTGCATTTGCATCTTGGTTAATCATGTTATCGTTTACATACACTTCAAACTTATTAGGTTTGATGCCACGAATAACCTTTACATTTTTACCACCAACAATAAACTCAACTTCAACAATAGAAGCACTACCATTAACTGAATTAACAAGTTGTGATTTTGAGATGTTACGAAATGGTTTATTAAATAGGCCAAAACAAAGTGCATCAAGAATGGTTGATTTTCCTGCTCCGTTTTCACCAATGATCAAAGTAGTTGGACTTCTATCCAACTGTATTTCTGTAAAATTATTGCCAGTAGAAAGAAAGTTCTTCCAGCGTACATATTTAAAAGTAATCACAGTTCTAGGTCACTCGCTTCTACATACAACGACTTCATCATATTAGTCAATCGTTTTTTATCTAAGTCAACATCAAGTTCATCAATGTAACGCTCAATCAAAGTCATGTTATCTTCTGCATTCTCAATGATTGCATCATCAACATTCTCTGCATCAAGTTCACTAAAGTCCTCAACAATCTTTACCTCATGGGCACCAGATTCATTCAAAACTCTGTCAATAAACCTATCGAACTGATAAAAGTCCTTTTTATTAACAACGATTATTTTAACAAACTTTTCCTTCAATGTCAATACATTAAAATCAGAATAATTTGTTGTTGAATCATCATAGTAGATTTTTTGAAAGATTGTGTATGGATTAATAATACGATCTAGTTCTCTCGTATTTGTGTCAAAGATATGGAAACCCTTTGGGCAACCATCATCACTCCAAGTCATTTGATAAGTGTTACCAAGATAATAAACATGGCTATCATCAGACTTCTTGTGAAAGTGTCCAGAGAATACAGTATCAAACTTTCTTAGAAAATCTTTATCATATCCACTTTCTGAAAAATGTCCAGCGTGCATCTCAAAACCATTAATTTCAAAATGCCCCATACAAATCTGTGCAGAAGTCATTTCAATACTTCTCATAGACTGTTCGTAGTTTTCAGTACAAATCCATGGCATAAAGTGAATACCAGTACCATCAAACTCTTCAGTAAGAGGTGCATCATAACAATGAATGTTAGGATATTTCTCCTCGCCTGGGCCACCTAACAGTTCGTATAATGAGTTTATTTCATTGGTGTTTTTATAGTAGGTGTCGTGATTCCCTGCCATAATATGGACAGTGATACCTCTATCAACAAAAGGTTTGATAAACCTTTCACGCAAGTCTTTTGCAATCTTATATGAAACAAACTTACGTCTGTCCATAAGGTCGCCCAAATGAATAACCGTTTTAATGTTGTGTTCATCTAAGTAAGGAAAGAAAATCTCTTCCCAAAACTTATAGAAGTATTCATTAAATGCTAAACTATCATTACGGGCGCCAAAGTGAGTATCAGTAATCAGCGCTATTTTCATTTATATCGTCACCTTCATCATCATAAAATTTTTCAAGGCCTTTTGGCTCACTCTTCTTTTTCTTCTTAGGTTTATATACATCTTCAGCTGGTAGAAAGTTCTTCTGTAGATAATCGACAAACTGTCCTTGTTCCATATCTTCTCCAACTGCAAGAACATCAACACTCATGTTCTCAATTATTTTGTGTCTGATGTGTTGTTGTTTCTTTTCTTTTTGTATCCTACGAATAAAGGCGTAGTAAATAATTTGTGTGAAATACGCAAAAGGATTGTTTGATTTATCTGGATTGAAGTTGCTACAATACTGTAGACAGTTTTCAATACCATCAGAAATCATTTCTTCTCTATAGGTGTAATTGATAAAATTTGGTCGGTAAGAAAGGTGGTTTGCAATTTTCAAGAAGCATTCGCCGATATAATTAGTCACTGGTGGTTGTGGTTCACCTAGTTCCTCAGCCTCTTTGCAACGCTCTTTCCATTCTTTCATTGCTTCTAGGAACTGTGCATTATTGACATAATGCGCTCCCTTTGGTTTTTTAGTCATAATAACTCCACATATATTGTCGCTTAAAGTGCGATTAATAGATACATCATACTATATCTTGATTCAGATGTCAAGAGAAAAAATAATTATAAAAATCTATTGACTTTCTCTTGACAAGAGGGTATATTTGCTATGTTGGGTTTGAGAATGAATAGATCTAATGTATAAGCTTAGAGTCTGGACTACCAAACTCCTCATCCCATTCTTCCTCAACAATATCATCTAATTCTCTATTGGTGGGAGCTCCAGCTAATACATCTTCATCTTCCACTCTAGATTTACTAACACAATACTCATAAAACTTTGATAACCCATAAGAGGCCTCAGTAAGTACGATGATTTGAGACTTGGGGATATCATATGTGTTGGTTTTAGCAAAGTGAATCCACCTTTGTAAAGACAAGGCTTCTTCTATACCATTTCTTGTTGCTTTTGGATATGAATTTAATTTCATAGGAGAGGTTACACTAAGATAGGGTGAATCTAAAGACTGAACAACATCACAAATAATCTCTTCACCACTAGACAGCTTTAGTATTTTTATATTATTTTCTGTCATTTTAGTTTTATCCTTTTAATTTCATAATCAAATTGCTCTTCATTATAGATATTTATTCGTTCCATGAAATGGTTAATTGTAAAGTTTCTTTTTGATTTATAGGTGAGGTCATCAGCAATATCAAAGAGGATAGCGGAATCCTTAGTTTCACTCCTACGCAATCCACGGCCAATTGATTGCAAGGTACGAACTCTGGACTTACTTGGACTTGAGAACACGATGTTGTGAAGATTCCTAATGTTAATACCAGTAGAAAACGTGCCATAAGATGCAACGATAATGGCATCTCTCTCTTTTTCTGTAATTGCACGAATATCCTCTCTGGTTTGGGTGTCAGTACCACCAAACACATAAAACACTTTTCTATCTGTGTTAGACTTAATCATATCATAGATAACACTTCCATGTTTCTCTACAAATTGAAATAGCACCAGTGTATTGCCTTTTAGTGCCAATGTCAAGTCTTTTATAAATTCATTTCTTTTTGGGTGTGTAACAATAAAATCAATTTCATCTTGATAGTTCATATCCTTTACAAGTTTACACTCATGTTCTGGATATGTTAAGACTAGCGCCCTAATCTTAAATTCAGCTAGTGTCTTTTCATCTATCAGTTCTTTTGTTGTAATAACTTTATTAAGTGTTCCAAATAATCCTTCTAGTACTAGGCGATGCGTTTGCATACCATCCAGTGTACCAGTTAGTCCAAACCTATATTTACACAAATGAAGTTTTGTAAGAATTGAAGTAAGAGATTTTGCCTTAAATAAATGAGCCTCATCACCAATAACACAACCAAATTGTTCAAAGTATTTTGTAGGAAACTTGTAGATAGACTGCCAAGTAGAAATGACAACACGTTTAGTTACATTCTTATCATGCCCACTGTAGATCTTCTGCATATACTCTTCTTGCCA